AAGGAAGAACAACAACAGCAAAAAGCTAAAGCTGGCAATGGCAAATCCGATGTTGATATGGAATCCGATGTTGATATGGAATCTGACGGTGATATGGAATCTGACGGTGATGATGAAACGGCCGTTGATGGTGAAACGGATGAAGAATCCGACAACATGACGGACGGTCTTGATAAAGATGAAACAAGTTCCACATCTTCAGATGAAGCACCCACGTCGGAAACTTATGAAGCATCGGAAAAGTCATTGTCCAAAATTGTGAATGATTCTGATGTAAATTATATCTATCTGGATGTGCCTAAGTTTAATCTCAAGCATGTTGTAGATGATTATACTGTTGTCCTTCCAGAAATGGAAAAGCAGTTCAAAGAATATTCTTTGAGTGTCGAGGGTACTAAGCGCAAAACTTGGCAACGTCAAGAAAACGATACCATTTCGTACATGATCAAAGAATTTGAAATGCGTAAGTCGGCTGATGCTTATGCACGTATTGCTACAGCCAAAACTGGCGTTATTGATACCAACAAGTTGACCAAATACAAGTTCTCGGACGATATCTTCAAGAAAGTTACTACTGTTCCTACAGGCAAGAACCATGGCTTTGTCATGTTCCTTGATTGGTCTAGTTCTATGACTTCCAATCTCATGAACACTATGAAGCAATTGTTTTCGCTGACAATGTTCTGCAAACGTGTCAACATTCCATTTGAAGTGTACTTGTTCCGCACGGCATACAATAATAATAACAATCATATTGATCATTCAGTTAAATCTAACATGCACTTTGGTATTAATGCTTTCAAGATTCGGAACATTTTGTCATCACGTATGGATATCAATACACTCAACAAAGCATACAATCTTTTGTGGATGTGTGCTGTTTTTCGTTGGGTTTCTTGTGATCGGATGGAATCCACGCCACTCAATCAAACAATCCTTTGTGCTGACCAACTTGTGAACGATTTCCGTGTGAAGAATAAAGTCCAAATCGTCAATACTATTTTCCTCACTGATGGTGCTTCGGATTACTCTGGATTGAATAGCACTGGTTATCAATGGAAGAAAGGTGGTAACAAGTATATTGTTCGTGACAATGTGACCAAAAAGACATATTGGACTGACAACAATTACCATTATTCAGCCACGTCAGTTTACTTGCGTATTCTCAAAGATCGGACTGATTGCAATCTCATTGGCTTCTTTCTGTATGAAAGTTCTGATCTTAATAGTTTGTCTAGGTCAGGAATAATTGATGACTCGGTTGTCAACAATCCTGAAATTCAAAAGTCATGGAAAGAAAATGATTATGTTGGTGTAAACTCGGCTGGTTACGATCAGTATTACATCATTCGTACCCGTCGTAATAAAAATGTGAATGACGATCTGCAAGTGAATAGTTCTATGACCAAAGGTGCTATTGCTCGTACATTCATGAAGTTCAGTGAACGTAAGACTATCAATCGGGTCATGCTTTCCAAATTTATGCAGCAAGTTGCAACGACTTCATTTTAAAGAGAAAATTCTTTCTCAAAACCAGAGAAAACAGCAAAAATTTTTCTCTGGTTGTTATTGACTTTGCCACCTAATCCATGTAATATACTACCATAATCAACGGAGACACAGAATGCCTAAGAAGATTGATCGCTCGGTTTTCGTCAATGCTGCCATCACCAAGTTTGGCGCTATTAAGACCATCTCTCGCCAGCAAGTGGTCGAGGTATGTGAGGAAACTGGTATTGATTATCCAACGTGGTTGACCAACGATCCCGACCATCGTGCTGGTCGTGGTATGTATGCTCTACCTACTAATTTGCTTCCTAAGACGGCTAAGTCCGTTGCTAAGCCAGTTCCTGTCGTTGAAACATCCTCAGAGTTGGCTACTGTTGATATGGCTATGGCTGCAGTCAAGTTGGACACACCTGATCAAGTATCTTTGATTCCACCCAAAGCTTCTGGTTATGTACCTTTCGGTCATTTTAATGATGTTAGGTCGATTATCAAGTCAAATCGGTTCTATCCAGTGTATGTCACTGGCTTGTCTGGCAATGGCAAGACAATGATGGTAGAACAAGTATGTGCTGCGGAACGCCGTGAGTGCATCCGTGTCAATATTACGATTGAAACGGACGAAGACGATCTCCTTGGTGGTTTCCGTCTGGTCGATGGTCGTACTGTGTGGCAGAATGGTCCAGTTATCCATGCGATGGAACGTGGTGCTATTCTGTTGCTTGATGAGGTCGACCTTGGCTCTAACAAGCTTATGTGCCTTCAGCCTGTTCTGGAAGGTAAACCCATCTTCCTCAAAAAGATTAACAAGTTGATCACACCAACTTCTGGTTTTAACATCATTGCTACTGCTAACACCAAGGGCAAGGGCTCAGATGATGGTCGGTTCATCGGTACCAATGTGATGAACGAAGCATTCCTTGAGCGGTTCTCTATCACTATGGAACAAGAATATCCTCAGTCTAAGGTCGAGTCTAAGATCCTTACCAACGTGCTTCAGTCTGTTGGTGTGGAAGATGCCGACTTTGTTAAACGTCTGGTTGATTGGGCTGAAGTTATTCGTAAGTCTTTCCTTGAAGGTGCAGTGTCAGAAATCATTTCCACACGGCGTCTTGTGCATATCTGTGAAGCATATTCTATCTTCAATCGGAATCGTGAGAAGGCAATTCAGTTGTGCCTCAACCGATTTGATACAGATACCAAAAACTCATTCATGGATTTGTATAAGAAATTGGACGAGACAATCAATCCTGCACCAGCACCCGCTGAAAGTGCAGCAACTGGTGACGTTCAATTCTAAGAATTGGCAGGAGTAACATCCTGCCTAACGAGGTACCGTCCACTAAAGGGCATCGGTTGACGGATACATATAAGTGAAAGAGATGCCCATTTTCGTAAAGGAGAACTATATGTCCCAGCTAACTCGTGTTGCAAAGCATCTTCGCCGTAATACTAAGGGTACAGGCATTACGCCAGCACACCTTGCTGAAATGGCTGAAGTGCCTTTGTCAAACGTATATAAGCGAGTGAGCGACCTTCGTAATATTGAAGGTCGTCAAATCTACAGCAATTATCGCAAGGTAGATGGTAAGAGGACAATGTTCTATCGGTTTGCAGGTAATATCCGAGCAGCCTGATAGTGCTACTTTTACACAGAGGGGGAAGCAATGCTTCCTCCTTTTTTTTTATATTCGGCATCCAAAGTGTTATATATATTTCTGTCGTGTGCTATAGCACTGAAACATATTATGGAGTCCACATATGGAATTATCTATTAAAGTTGAAGAATTGCGTAAAGTCAAATTATTCGTTGCAACGCCAATGTATGGCGGTAACTGTAACGGTCTTTACATGAAAGCATGTCTTGATCTTCAAGGTCTATGTATGAAGTATGGTATAGAGTGCCGTTTTTCATTTTTGTTCAACGAAAGTTTGATTACACGTGCTCGCAACTATTTGGTTGATGAATTTCTCAGATCAGGTATGACACACTTATTATTCATTGACTCAGATATTCTTTTTGATCCAATGGATGTTATTGCTCTAGCAGCACTTGACAAAGATGTTATCGGTGGTCCATATCCTAAGAAATCCATCAACTGGAAAGCAGTATGGACAGCATCAAAGAATCTTATCAAAAATCCTACATTTGACGAAAGTAAATTTGATCCTGCTGAATTGCAAAGTGTAACTGGTGAGTATGTGTTTAATGCAGTGCCAGGTACAAAGCAATTTAATGTGACAGAACCTCTTGAAGTTATGGAAATTGGTACAGGTTTCATGATGGTCAAGAGAGAAGTGTTTGATAAGTTCAAAACAGAATATCCACACTTGAACTATAAGCCTGATCATGTTGGTCAAGCAAACTTTGACGGTTCACGGTACATTCATGCATACTTTGATACAGTGATTGACCCTGATAGTCATAGATATCTTTCAGAGGACTATATGTTCTGTCAGTATTTTAGGAATATTGGTGGAAAAATATGGTTATGTCCTTGGATGAAAACGCAACATGTCGGCACATATGCATTCTCTGGAGATTTACCTAAGATCGCCGCACTAACAGGGAATCTATAAATGAACATAGGTCTAGTGGGTTTTGCAGGGTCAGGCAAGGGATCAGTTGGTGATGTCCTTGCTGACAAATATTCTTTCAAGAAGTTTGCGTTTGCTGACACACTAAAAGATACTGTATCTATTATGTTTGGTTGGTCTCGTGAATTACTTGAAGGTGATACAGATGAAAGCCGTGAGTTTCGTGAAAAGATTGATCTCTTCTGGAGTGCTCGGTTTGGTGAAGATGTTACCCCAAGAATGATTCTTCAGAAGATGGGAACAGAAGCTGGACGTGATGTATTCCATCAAGATTTTTGGATTCATTCTCTAGAGAAAAGGATTCAAAATGAAAAGAATGTTGTTATAACTGATGTAAGATTTCCTAATGAAATAAACTTTATTCGTGAATCTGGTGGATTCATTGTTCGTGTGGTTCGTGGTCCTGATCCAGAGTGGTATCAGACAGCGTATGATCACAATGTAAATGAAAAGTACCACATGTACTCAAAATATCCTAATGTCCATGTTTCTGAATGGGCATGGATTGGTACCATATTTGACTATGTGATCAACAATGATGGTTCTAAGGTACAATTAGAAGCTATGACAAAACATATGCTTGACATTTTTCATGGTCCTGTTAATATGCCTCTATCTGCTTAAACTTGAGAAAGGATGATTTGTAATGAAACTTTCGGAACAAACACTAACTGTTCTAAAGAACTTTGCTTCAATTAATTCCGGTGTCGTTATTCGGTCTGGTGCAACACAGCGTACAATGTCGCCAGAAAAGAGTGTTTTGGTTGAAGCAACACTTGAAGATACTTTCCCATGTCAGTTTGGTATCTATGATCTAAATCAGTTTCTGGGAAACACACTAGCATTGAATGCACCTGATATGGACTTTTCAGATAATCTTGTCATGATGAAAGATGATATGATGACTGTCAAGTACAGTTCATGTAATCCAGAATTGATCATTTCACCACCAAACAAAGAATTGGTACTTACTGATCCAGAAGTTAAGTTTGATCTATCACAAACGATTGTCAATCGTCTCCTTCGGCTTGCATCTATGAATAACTTGCCACATCTTTCTTTTGTTGTAAAGTCTGGTGAGTTGAGTGTTATGGTGCATGATAAGGCTAACAATCTGTCCAACTATGCATCAATCCGAATTGGTGATCATGCTGGTGAAGATATGATTGCTACATTCAAGACAGAAAACATCAAGATGATTCCTGATGATTATTCTGTTGAGGTAAAGCTAGGTAAGTTTGCTACATTTGTATCTAAGACAAAGAACTTGAAGTATTTCATTGTTGTGGAGTCTAAGTGATGTCGCTAATTGGTCATAACAAGCAATTTGTCTCTGTTAATTCTTTGTCACAAGCGGACAAAGAGTATCTCAAGGGTGTTGTCAAGGAGCTAGATGATTCCTTGACACGGGTTGCAGCCGAACGAGAACTTCAAAAAGAAGCAATTGAAAAAGCCGTAGAAAAGTTGGGTCTTGATAAGAAGCTAATTCGCAAACTTGGCAAGACACATCACAAAGCCAACTTTAATGCCGAATCAGAAGAAAATCGTACATTTGAAGAATTCTATACAATCGTGATCAACGGAGGTAGTAAGAATGTCTAAAGAATTTCTCTGGACTGAAAAAAACAGACCAAAGAAAGTCGCAGACTGTATCTTACCAGATAGACTAAAGAAAGTTTTTCAAGAGTATGTAAATAACAAGACTATTCCAAATCTCATGTTGACCGGCACAGCAGGCGTGGGTAAAACCACGGCTGCTATTGCTATGTGTGAAGAGATTGGATTAGACTATATTTTCATCAACTCATCTGAAGAACGAGGTATTGATACACTCAGAACAAAGATTCGTGGTTATGCTTCTACCATGTCATTTGGTGGAAGTCAAAAAGTTATCATTCTAGATGAAGCTGATTATATTACACCAGAAGCACAAGCAGCCTTGCGTGGTGCTATTGAAGAGTTTTCTTCCAACTGTTCGTTTATCTTTACCTGTAACTTTAAGTCTAAGTTGATTGATGCGATTCATTCTAGATGTTCGGTCATTGACTTTACTTTGGTCAATGGCGAAAAGCCCAAGATGGCTGCACAATTCTTTAAGAGACTGTGTGACATTTTGACTAAAGAAAATGTTACATTTGACAAGGCAGTTGTTGCTAAAGTGGTAGAGAAGTTTTTTCCTGATTATCGGCGTACATTAAATGAGTTGCAAAGGTACTCAAGTTCTGGTAATATTGATGCATCTGTTCTGAGTCAAGTTTCCGATCTTAAGAACATGACGGAACTCATTAAGTATCTTAAAGAAAAGAACTTCGGAGAGATGCGTAAATGGGTTGTGACAAATTCTGATATTGACACAGCTAGAATCTACAGAAAGATTTATGATGGTCTTTATGAATATATGAAGCCAGAAAGCATACCACAAGCCGTTGTCATCATAGCCAAATATCAATATCAAAGTGCTTTTGTGCCAGATCAAGAGATTAATCTGGTAGCATGTTTAACAGAGATCATGGTTGACTGTGAAGTGAAATGATGGAGATTTGTCATGTCGATAAATATATTTGATCCATGGAAAAATACTCCACTTCAGGGATATGTGTGGCTGAACAATAAATCAAAAGGTATGTTGGGCGAAAAGTTAATAACCGAATTGTTTAGAGGAATGAGTTATGAAGTAAATACAAAACGAAATTTTGTTGGCATAGAAGTTGATTCTAAGTATTTTTCAATCGCAGAAGATCGGATTAACAAAGCTAAAGGAACATCATTCAGTGACTGATCTATTCAAAGAAATTATACCATCTATTCTTCAAACTAAGAAGCCAGTCATTTCTACTGACAATGAGAGGGATTATGTCCCTTTCGTTGTCAATCGTGCTTTAAGCTTTCATTATGACTGCATTATGCAAGCCAATGCCATGAATCTTGCACCAAATATTGACAGAAAACTACAATATGATTATTATCTAAATAGTATAAGGTCCTATAAGAGACCCTTTCAGAAGTGGCATAAGAGAGAGACTGTAGAAAATCTTGAGGCTGTAAAAGAATATTTCAAATACTCTAACGAGAAAGCCAAAGAAGCCTTGACAGTTTTATCTGATGACCAGATTGCTGAAATTAAGAAAAAATTAGATAAAGGTGGATTGAATGCTAAACATAAGCGATCTGATAGAGGTGAGATTAAATGAAAAAGATGATTTTCTAAAAGTCAGAGAAACATTGTCTAGAATTGGTGTTGCCTCAAGAAAAGACAAGACATTATATCAATCTTGTCACATTTTACATAAACAAGGAAAATATTACATTGTTCACTTTAAAGAAATGTTTTTGTTAGATGGTAAACGATCTGATTTTTCTGAAGAGGACAAAGGACGACGTAATACAATTGCCAATCTTCTTCATGATTGGGAACTTCTTGATTTAGTAGATGAAGAAAAAAGCAAATCTCCAGTTGCTCCTATTAGTCAAGTAAAAATTATTTCGCATAAAGAAAAACCAGAATGGTCTCTAGTCACTAAATATACTATAGGCAAGTCAAAACAAAGAGAACCATAATGGCACAGTTTAGAAAAGATACACATCAATATTTACCACAAGAAACTACTATATTTGAAGTTGTAATGCTCTCTGACCAATATGGCAATCTTGTTGGTCCTGCTAATCCTTCTGGTATGGCAGTAGACGCTTTTGGTAGAGCAAGAGTGTCTACACCTTTGACTCTTTTTGATTCTTCACATAGATATAGAGACAATGGTCTTTGGATTTCTTCAAATACAAGCAACACAACAATCACATTTTCTTCTAATGAAGGTTTGATTAATTTATCAGTATCTACAGCCAACAATGCTGAAATAATTAGAGAAACAACAAAAGTATTTGCTTATCAGCCAGGAAAAAGTTTATCAGTTCTCAACACATTTGTAATGGCACCAGGACAAACAAATCTTAGACAGAGAGTTGGTTATTATGGAGCAAACAATGGAATATATCTTGAGTTAAGTGACAATACATTATCTCTTGTAGAAAGAACTTCTGTTACAGGCACTATGACAGAAACTCGTGTTGCTCAATCTGATTGGAATATAGATCCACTTGATGGTACTGGTCCATCAAGAAAAACACTAGATATATCTAAAGCACAAATTCAACATATTGATTTAGAATGGTTGGGACTTGGCTCTGTAAGATGTGGATTTGTTATTGATGGTCAAATCATACACTGTCATTCTTTTCATCATGCTAACTATATTACATCAACATATATCACAACTGCATCTCTTCCACTGAGATATGAAATAACGAATACAGGAACTACTGGTAACACAAGTTTGATGAAACAAGTATGCTCAACTGTTATTTCTGAAGGTGGTTACGAACTTAGAGGTTCACAACAAGCAGTAGAAACACCAATTACAAGTCCAACAAATCTTGCAACTGCTGGAACTTATTATCCTGTAATTTCTATCAGATTGAAAACATCACCAAACAAACTTGATGCAATTGTAATTCTTACTGCATTGTCTATATTAGGAATAACAAATAACACATACTATAATTGGAAAGTTATAGCTTCTGGAACAACAACAGGTGGGTCATGGGTAAGCGCAGGTACAGATTCTTCTGTTGAATATAATATATCAGGAACAAGCTTTTCAGGTGGTAGATCACTAGCATCTGGATTTCTTAATGGATCTGCTCAAGGTTCAAACCCTACAGATATTCTTAAAGAAGCTCTATTTAAATTTCAATTAGAACGTAATTCAATAACTTCGACTCCATTTGAACTTACTCTTGTCACAGCAGCTGATAATGCATCTGCTAAGATCCTTGCTTCAATGGATTGGGAAGAAATATCTAGATAAAAGGAGACTAAAATGTTAGAGAAGTTGAAAGCAAAACTTTCTTCGGCTTTTATTAATATAAAAAATGCTCTACCTAAAATTGACTTGAGTAATATTGAACTACCAAAGAATACTGCTGACGTTGAATGGAAAGATGGTCAGCCAGTATTTAAAGAAAAGAAAGATAAAAAAGATAAGAAGTAAGAACGGAGATATATTATGGCTACATTGAAAATTCACAAGACCCATCCTGATGTGATTCTACCTACCTTTGCTACAAAACAAGCTGCTTGCTTTGACATTGCATTTCAAGGTCATGGAAAGCATGATTATAAAGGTTATAATGATACAAATAAACTCTTTACACGACCAACACCAAACGGTACAGTCTTTATTAACGCTCATGAAAGAGTTCTAGTACCAACTGGATTGATTTTTGATATTCCAGAAGGATATTCAGTTAGACTACATGCAAGGTCAGGACTGTCTCTAAAAGAAGGACTAATTCTAGCTAACTCTGAAGCAGTTATTGATTCTGATTATGTAGAAGAGGTTTTTGTGTTGATATATAACAGATCATCAGTTGGTAGAACCATTCGTATTGGTGAACGAATTGCACAAGCAGAGTTGGTCAAATCAGTCAAATACACAATTGAAGAAGCAAAGACACGACCATCATTGAAAACTGATAGGAATGGTGGTTTGGGTTCTACAGGAGTTTGATATGCTCAAGAGACTAGATCATAATGTAGTTAAGGTTACTTCTCCATCAATCATTGAGGTTGATGGAGGCGTTACTATCTTTGTTGACTATGGTGGTAATGTAACTATTGAAGGTCATAAATCAATGAAGTTCAAGTGTGAAGAAGATATTGAGTTTGATGCCAAGAACATTAATCTTCAAGCAAGAGAAAATGTTTATATTGGATCAGGTAAACAAATTGTAGAACAGGCACCTACTATTCATTTAAATCCAGAACATGATAATAGTGGATATAAAAAGTAATGCCTTATGGAGCACATAGACAAGATGATTTAAGAACATGTGGGGGAAAAACTGTTGTTATTGGTCAATCTACAGTATTTGTAAATAATAAACTATGGGCAGTCAAAGATGATATTGTTGATCATGGTGCTGGTGGATTGATACCAACAGGTACAACAATTTTTGTTGAGAACAAACTTATTATAGCACATACGCCTGATGATGCATATCCAGATAGCTTATGTAGAGATGATGATCTACCCCACTGCACACCGATGACTGCACAGGGATCATCAGATACTTTAGTATATTAGTTGACAAGTCTTCAAAAATGTATTATAAATAGCAGTGTTGGGATAAGGTATTGCGTTCCCAACACGTCTTTGCCAATTATGGGAAGACATATAATTAAACTCGCTAAACATAGGAGTAATGACATGCTACCATCATGGAACACTACAGATCCATTCGGATTTTCACAACTATCAAAAGGTGCGATTGGTTTTGACGATATTGTCAAAAGGCTTGGAGATTTAAGTGAATCTCTACCAAAAGTGCCAATGTATCCTCCATACAACATAAAAAAAACTGGCGACAACACATATGTGATTGAAATCGCAGTTGCAGGTTTTGGTAAACAAGACATTGAACTTGTTCTAGAGGATGGCGTATTAACTGTCAAAGGACAAATAACAACGGATGAAACTCCAGATTACATCTTCAAAGGTATTGCAGATCGTGCTTTTACTCGCAAGTTTACACTTGCAGACACAGTTGAAATCAAAAATGCCGATCTAATCAACGGTATGCTCAAGATTTTCTTAGAACGTTTTATTCCAGAAAGCAAAAAACCAAAGAAGATTGATATTGTTGAAAAGAAAGAAGACAAGAAAACTTTTTTGAAAGACTAAAAAACAGTATTGGCAGGGGCTAATTACCCCTGCTTTTTTTTATGTATATATAATGTATGTTATCTATTAATGGAGTGATACTATGCAAGACTTAAAGTTCTGGGTTCAAATGGAACTCCAAAAGTTACTAATTGATAAGAAGTTATATAATGGTAAAGTTAGTGATCCTGTATCAGTTGATTCACTTAAAAATCTTCTCACAAAAAACAAAATTGATATCACAGGTTGGAAAGATGATAGAGTCTTTTTGGCAGGTGAACAATATCTTTATAACACAAAGAATATTGAAGTTGGTAATATTGATGGTCTAGAAGGACCACAAACACAACATGCCAGAGAAGTATATCAATCACAACTTGTAACAACATGGCGTGATACAACAGAAAAGTTGTTTCCTGTTACATTTGCCAAATCACTTGCTGATATTGATATTAATCAACTCGCATTCATTCGTGGTATCGGTCAAACAGAAACAGGATTTTCAAAGAAAGAAGCATATTCAGAAGCATACAATCAAGTAAGCAACAATGCTAATGTGAGACAATATGGTTCTGATGGTGCAGACTATGGATACTATCAAACAAATACACTAGATGTTCGTGATGTAATTAGACGTGGTGTTGATGCCAAGATTGCTTTTCATCTGAATGGTGGTGGTAAGAATGGAACATCAAGTGTTGAACAACAAACGATTGCTATGCATGAATATCTTAAGAAAAAATATCCAGCACCATATGAAGCAGTAAAGTCTGGTAAAGCTCCAGCATTTGAAGCTATGAGACGTGCAACACAAGGACAATGGTTTGGTTTGAAAGATCGACCTGATGATGCAAGAAAAGAATTTGCCAAAGCATCTACTGGCGATTGGACTAAAATCTTTCCTGAATGTGTAAAAGAAGAACCAGCAAAAGTTAAAATTCCTCCAGCTAAGCTAGTCAAGCCAACATGGCCAACACAAGCACAATGTATTAGTTATTATGGTGATGTTGGTGAAAATCAAGTCAAGTGTAAAGTACCATTTACTATGGTTCTTGCATGGGATACTAAGACAAAGCTTACTGAATATTCTTGTCATAAACTAGTCAAAGATCCTATGGAAAGAATTTGGAATCGTACACTAGAACACTATGGATACGAAAAGATTGTTGATCTACGTCTCCACTATTTTGGTGGTTGTTTGAATGTTAGAAGAATGAAAGGTGGTTCTTCTTGGTCAATGCATTCATGGGGTATTGCAGTTGACATTGATCCAGACAGAAATCAACTCAATATGAATAGAAAAGAAGCTTCTTTATCTAAGCCTGTATATGACAAGTTTTGGGAATTTGTGTATGACGAAGGTGCAATCTCTCTAGGTATTGAAAGAGACTTTGACTGGATGCATTTCCAATTTGCTAGATTAGCATAAGGAGTTACAATGAAAATTGTGATTGAAAAGTCTGTAGTTGTTATTACACCGTCTGTTGGCCGCAAATCCCTAACTAGAGCAGTTAATTCTGTTAGGGATCAAACATACAAAAATATCAAACATCTAATCGTTGCTGATGGTCCAGAGTTCTATGATAATGTGACATTCTTGGCATATTCTGGTATTGAAAATAATGATCATATCAAAGTAACATGTGCACCAATCAATGCCGGTGCACATGGCATGTATGGACACAGAATCTATGCTGCATATCCACACTTAGTAAATGAAGATTATGTTCTATTTTTGGATGAAGATAATTGGTGGGATAAAAATCATATCAAAAGTCTTGTTGAACTAATTGAAGATAAACATTTGTCATGGGCACATTCACTCCGAAAGGTATATGTGAATGATGTATATCTAGACGATGATTGCTGTGAAAGTATTGGTAGATATCCAATCTGGTTTACATACCCAGATAAGCCACAACATCTTGTTGACACATCTTCATATTGTTTCAAGAGAGATTTTCTAATCAACGTATGTCAAATATGGCATTGGGGTTGGGGTGGTGATCGCAGATTCTTTACGATTATTAAAGACAATCCAGGTACACGATATGACACAACAGGACTTCATACATTAAACTACAATCTACCAGATATGGAAAAAGCATATGGTGGTGATATGGAGTTCTTCAAGAAAGGTAATGAAATGATTAAGAATATACACGGAGGCAAATATCCATGGCTATGAAAGATTTGATTATTGGTGGTGCTACAAACTATTCTTGGAATGAACTTCAGTATTGGGTAAATTCAATCAAGAAATCTGAATTCAAAGGTGATGTTGTTCTTGTAGGAACAAACATGAATAAAGAAACTATTGACAAACTTACATCTCTTGGTGTACAATTGTCTCTTTATGGTACTAAAACGGAGTCAGGTGGTGTAGAAGCAAAGTCTGGACTACCTCCACATGTAGAACGATTTTTTTACATTTGGGATTATCTAGAGAAAACTAAAGAATCATATTCTCATGTAATTGTTACTGATACACGAGATGTTATCTTTCAGACAAATCCAAGTGATTGGTTAGAAGAAAATATGAGGATGCATGACCTTGTGGCTGCATCAGAAGGTATGCGTTATAAGAATGAACCTTGGGGTAACACAAATCTATTTCAATCATTTGGTGGATATTTTCACAATAAACTCAAAGAGAACTATATCTTCAATGTTGGTGTTATTGCTGGGTCATATACACATGTCAAGAGTATGATGCTCATGATTTTTCAATTAAGTCTTGGTCGACCAATTCAGATTGTAGATCAGGCTGTGTATAATTTTATTCTTGATTTGCCAGTGATCAAAAAAGATACTCAATTCACATATGCTACAGATTCATGGGCAATCAATTTAGGCACAACACTTGAAGCCGTCAAAGCTGGTTCTGGTGATCTAGGTAAGTATGCTCAAGATTCAAAGGGCATGAAAGAATACATGATGAACTATGAAGATATACAACCAAAGATCCTAGATGATGGTTCTGTTGTAAACGATAAAGGCATCAAGTATGCTATCGTTCATCAATGGGATCGTGTGCCAGCATTAAAAGATAAGATTATGGGCACAAATAATGACAATGTGATATTTTATCATTCTGTGTAAGGAAAAAAATATGAATCTTGATCCTGATTTATTCACTATCAAACAAATGCAAGAAATGGGAATGTGGCCACCAAGTAATCTTGTTGCTCATGGTATCTCACCATACATCGCTAGACAAAAGAAAGATGATCTTATTGTATTAGATATTGGTGTCATGAAAGGTGAAAATGCTTTTATGTTATTAGCAAATGACACTAAGAAAAAGATCAAGATGATCTATGGAGTTATTTCATATGCTAAAGAGAATCCTGAATATGAAGATGTCCTCAAACAAAACATGAAATATGAAAGCAAATTCTCATTAGAACAAGCACCATCCAAAGCAGACATTGTTTGTATTCATGGACAAAGTGATCTGTATAATAACCTTCATAAGTATTATGATACAGTTGAACCTAATGGAATCTTCTGTGGTAACGAACATGGAGCAACACATGTAAAAGAATTACTCAATAAGTTTAGAAGAGAAAAGAAAATCGGTACACCTATTAGTGTAGCAAATGATACATGGTTTTGGTATACGAGGTAATTATGAAAAAGACAGCACTTGTTTTGGGAGGTGGTGGCTTCATTGGTCATCACATGATCAAGAGATTAAAGGATGAAGGATATTGGGTAAGAGCAGTAGATTTAGAATCACCTAAGTTTGAAAAAACTGCTGCTGACCATTTTGTATATCGTGATCTTAGAGTCTCTAAAGATGTGTATGAATGCATCTCATATGCAGGATGTAACAGAAATCCATATCAAACATATGCTATGCAGTTTGACGAAAACTTTGATGAAATTTATCAATTTGCTGCTGATATGGGCGGTGCGGGCTATATTTTCACTGGCAACAATGATGCCAATGTGATGCATAATTCTGCTATGATTAATCTGAATGTTCTAGATGCTGTTGTTCAACATTCACGTGTAAAAGATCGTTCTAAGAAGTTACCCAAGATTTTCTATTCATCATCGGCATGTATGTATCCAGAACATAACCAATTAGATCCCAACAATCCTAACTGTGAAGAGAGTTCTGCATATCCTGCAAATCCAGATAGTGAATATGGATGGGAAAAGCTTTTCTCTGAAAGACTGTATCTAGCTTATCATCGTAATCATGGTTTACCAGTTAGAATTGCAAGATATCATAATATCTATGGTCCTTGTGGTACATGGAAAGGTGGTAAAGAAAAGGCACCTGCTGCCATTTGTCGGAAGGTAATTCAATCAAATGGTGATATTGAGATTTGGGGCGATGGTGAGCAAACTAGATCGTTCCTATATATTAATGATTGCATTGATGCTACTAGAATGCTGATGACATCAGACTTCATGGGTCCAGTAAATATTGGTTCTGAAGAAATGGTAACAATCAATCAACTTGTTGATATGGCTTGTGAGATTGGGCACAAAAGTTTGAAAAGAAATTATGTACCTGGTCCAACTGGTGTGCGTGGTCGCAATTCAGATAATCGTTTGATTGAAGAAAAGTTAGGATGGAAGCCAAAGTATTCACTCAAAGAAGGTTTGACTTTGACATATAAATGGATTGAAAGTGAAAATGCAAATGAATAAACTTGTTTTTGGATTTACTGATACTTTTGGTGGAGTAGAAAACTTCTTTACCAAAATTCTTTCAGAGAAATATGAAATTGTTCGTGATGATGAGAATCCTGATTATCTGATTTTTGGTGATACAAACTTTGGTCAGAATAATCTAAAGTATGATTCTAATCGTTGCATCAAGATTTTCTTCACTGGTGAAAATCAACGTCCATATAATTACAAGTGTCATTATTCAATCAGTTTTGATCATGATACTTTTGATGGCAGAAACTACAGACTGCCACTATATGTGATATATGACTATGACAATCATTATAGACCAGTTTCTGTTCCTAATACAGATACAATCTCTAGATCACCATCTGATCTGAATGAAACAAAAAAGTTCTGTTCGTTTGTTGTCAAGAATGGTGGTTGTGAGATGCGTAATCAATGGTTTCACAAGTTGAATGATTATAAAGGTGTATCATCTGGTGGACCTCTCTTCAACAACATTGGTTATATTTTATCAAGAGGTGAAGATGGTATAGCAGAGAAAATCAAGTTTCTCAATTCACATAAGTTCAATTTATGTTTTGAAAATTCAAGTTATCCTGGTTATGCTACAGAAAAACTTTATGAAGCATTATGTGCCAAGACAGTGCCTATCTATTGGGGAAGTCCAACAATAGAAGTTGACTTTAATCCCAAAGCATTTCTCAATTGGCATGATTATCAGGATGATGAATTATTCTTTGAAGCAATTAAAGAAGTTGATGATAATCCAGAACTATATGAAGAAATGTATCTTCAGCCTATGTTTGCTGATTATCAGAAAGTCAACAAGTTCTTTGACAAAGATAAGTTTCTCAATTGGTTTGATAAGACTGTATATAAAGGCACAATAAATCTATGAACAAAGCATTGATTATTACGCCAACTGGCACTAATTATTTCCTTGATGATAATTATGACAAAGAAAATCATTGGAGATTTACTAAACCAGAAAGAACATATGAAACATGTGTTGTTGTTTTCAATGATCATCAACCTGAGCCAGGAACATATGATTACATTATTCGCAAAAAGGGACTCAAATGGAATCTGATACCAGAAGTATGTAAGATTATTAATTGGCAAGATTATGATTACATTGGTTGTTGGGATGATGATTATGTAACTGATATTCAGTCAGTCAATAAAGCATTAGAATTAGCAAGACAATTTGATTTTCGTCTTTTTCAACAATCTTTGACTTCTTGGACTGTTTATCCATGTCTTAAACAAAACAAAGACTATATATTCACAGAGACAAATTTCATAGAACTTGGTGTGCCATTTTTCAGAAATGATATATTCAGAAAAGTTCTACGATTTTTGAATGACTATAAGTATGAAAAGTCTGATTGGGGTATTGATAAAGTACTCTGCTATTACTTACAAGCATCAGCACATGTTGTTCATGATGTATCAATAAAACATATGAGACTAGAGAGTTCATATTCAAAGGAAGATGGATTCAGAGAAATGAATTATCTGATGAATGATTTCTTTCCTAAGTATATGAAAGAGAAATTTAACATAGACTATTCGCCAATTGATGTGCAACAGATACTTAGAGGATATAAACGATGATTCGTGAATTAGATTGGTTTAAAATTTATACTGAATATGATGCAGCAGTTCCATTCAATCATGTGGTAATTGACAATTTCTTTACACCAGAAGTTGCAGACAAACTATCAGAAGAATTTCCTGACTATAATGATCCAACAATCAACAATCTCAATAATCCATTAGAAAATAAAAAATCAAACAATCATTGGGATAGATTTCCATCATGCACTTATCGTGCTTTCTTGGAATTTGGCAATGAAAAAATATTAAAACAAATGAAAATGCTTTCTGGAACAGATCAACTTGCTCTTGATTATGGTCTTAATGGTGGTGGTTGGCACATGCATAGTAAAGGTGGAGTCAACAATGTCCATCTTGATTATAATCTGCATCCCAAAACAGGACAACAAAGAAAATTAAATATTATCGTGTATCTTTCCAAAGATTGGAAAAAAGAATGGGGTGGTGGTCTAGAACTATGGTCACATGATTATGATAACAATCAACCAAAAGAATGTGTAAAAGTGGTTGACAATATTTTTAATCGTGCTATAATCTTTGATACTACACAAAATTCTTGGCACGGTCTTCCAAAACATATTGATTGTCCAGAAGGTGTTGTAAGAAAAAGTATTGCTGCTTATTTCATTCAACCCGCTCCTGCTTCGTCAGAAAATCGTGTAAGAGCATTGTTTGCTCCTCGTGATGATCAAAAAGACGATCCAGAAATTCAAGAGTTCATTCAAAAGAGAGCAAGTGTAGACTTTTCTCACAAAAATCAATAAAGAGGTATTATAATGACAAGAGTGCTTTTAACTGGTGGCGCAGGCTTCATTGGTCATCATGTTGTAGAAATGATTCTTAAAGAAACTGATTGGGAAATTGTTTCTCTTGATCGCCTTGACTATTCAGGCAACTTGAACAGACTTGATAGTGTTGTTTCTGTTTTTCCTAAAGAAGATAGAAAACGTGTAAAAGTTGTATTTCATGATCTAAAAGCAGAAATCAATACACTACTCAAGAATATGCTAGGTGAGTTTGAATATATTATTCATCTAGCAGCATCAAGTCACGTGGATCGTTCTATCACACATCCAATGGAATTTGTGATGGACAATGTTGTTGGTACTTGTAACATCCTCAATTTTGCACGTGAACAAAAGAATCTAAAGCGTTTCATCTATTTCTCAACAGATGAAGTATTTGGACCTGCACCAAATGGTGTCAATTATAAAGAGAAGGATAGATACAATTGCAGCAATCCATATTCTGCATCCAAAGCAGGTGGTGAAGAGTTGGCAGTTGCATTTGAGAACACATATAAACTTCCTATCTTTATCACACATACAATGAATGTCTTTGGACCACGTCAACATCCAGAGAAGTACATTCCTATGTGCATTCGTAAAGTTAGAGACAATGATACTGTCTTTATTCATTCTGATTCTACAAAGACTATTCCTGGTTCACGATTCTATATTCATGGATCAGATGTGGCTGATGCAATTCACTTTCTTCTAAATCTTAATGAAGAACAACTAAAGTTAGCATATGAACCAGACTTTGGTGGTGCTAAATGTC